GAGTCGAGTAACTACTCCAGCCTGTCTTGTTTTTAAAGCGAAACTACCTCTAGGGTGGTGTGCTGTGTAGCCTAATTTTTCAAAATATATATTAGAGTCGACTCGTACAACTTTACCGTCCTGAGGGAATTCACGATAATCACTTTTGGTGATAGCGTTAAACCCCATGCCTGCAACCATGTTCATATCTTCAGTCCACTCAGCACAGATGGCTGGTTGGATTCCGTATGCAACAAAAGTAATATCACGGGATTTAAATTCTTCTAAGTCTTTTAGATTCAAAGCACCACTTGCATAATTTCTAGCATTTGGTATTGTTTTAGGGGCAACGATTTCTCCAGTAATCTGTTTGACACCTTTGCTCCATATTTCATTTGGCACTAAAGACTTAATTTTATCAGTAATATCTAGACCCGCTCTACCATTTCCACGAGTAAGAGCCTGATGAAAGATGCCGTCTACATAAGTTATAGACACAGCAGCACCGTCCAGTTTGGCAGTCATAATTGTGGGTTGGTTAGATTCCCAGTTTGGTTCTTCATCTTCGCCTACAAAGACTTTCTGAAGTGAATACATTGGGAAAGGGTGATAATATCGTACGTCAACCATTGCATGACCTACTTGCTCCTCAAGAGCAGTGTTCTCTACAAGTCTATCGTATACATCGTCAGGCAATACAGGATTGCCCTCTGCATACATTTGATTACAATATTCTAGGTATTCTGTCTTATTCATAAATATATTATACAGAATTTTTAAGGATTTGTCAAGTACTATTTTTGAGAGCTATTGGTACAACTCGTCGAGAATCTCTTTGAAATGAGTTTCTAATACTCCTTTAACTTCAGAGATAGAAAGTATCTCTACTAATGCTGTGAAGATTTCTCTTAGGTTATCCAAATCGATAGGCAGGGCTATGCCGTCCCTTGTTGGTTTCCATTCTTCATCAAAGTCTTGATAATACTTCCTGATATGTAGATACTCTGTTCCACGAAAGTTGTTTATCATAACAAAGACTTTTTCACCTTTGTCTTCGTTAAAATGTACTTCCTTTTCGTAAACAGGTGTTTCGTTATGTAATTCTATCATTCTTCAGTATCGCTGCTAAAGGAACAATGGAAGTCACGTTCTCAGGCTGTAGTAATCTATAAGAGTCGGTGTCCCAGCAGAACAATAGAACTTGTCTGGCGGAAGGCTTTGCTCGATTCTTTTTCGACTGTATATATTTGTTATCGAAGTCGCTAGTGCAGACATTATACTTTAGTCTGCGGCTGTTTTGACTACGATATGTGACGATAGCATCGCCTGCATCGTCAAGTTTTCTAACAAAATCGTCTTGCTTCATTATTTTCCTTGTGGGTAGTTAATATCTATTAGCGTCCCAACAATGGTATCTTCTTACAAGGTGATTCTTATAGGTACAAAAATACTCAGGGAGGTTGCCCTCCCCAAGCTCAGGGGTAATTAATCGTTAAGTTCGTTAATTAGTGTTGCAAAATATACAGCAGCCTTACCTGTTAGCTTACTGACAATTGCTGTGTCGGCTTCTTTACCTGCATCAGAGATAGCTTTTACTAAGTCATCTTGTGCTTGTGCGACATTTACTCTGCCACCACCAGTTCCACCACCACTGCTTTTTGCAGCTGGAGTTTTCTTTACATATACTCCTGCTTTTGTTAAAATCATTCTGACACCATTTGGGCTCTCGCCTAACTCTTCAGCAACCATCTTAACAATCTCCATACTGTTCTCTGGAGTTGGTTCTTCAGCAGTATACATTTCAACTGCTTGTTCTTTACTTTCGTCTGTCCACGCCATGTTTCTTTTCCTTTTTAATGTGTAGTTTTGTTTATATTCGGCAAGGCTGAAGGTATTACGATATCCAGGACACCAACCTGTGGTTTCTAGCATCTGTGTGTAATATCTGTCGCTCATTGCTTATTTCCTTATTATAAATATATTATAACGAAATTTTAACCATGTGTCAAGAACTATATTTTAGAAGTTATAACCGTACACTGTAATATCTTCGCGATATAGCTCGTATACATGTTGTTTAGTTCTTAATGTGTACCAACGTTCCCACATGGGTTGTACTATTTCATCTTGCAAAATTGAAATATCTTTCGGATGTAGGTTTGCAAAATTTAATTCATGTTTCCACGACTCGAATCTAACAATGTGGTCACAGTCTTTAAATAGTTCTACTTGTGTGATGGGGGTAGACTTATCAAGCCAGTTGTCTAGTCCAATATAATCTAGACTTGCCATATACATAGATACTACCCTTTCATATGGATTTCTAACTACGCCTATTGTCTCCCCTTCACAATGTAAAATCAATCTAATAAACCCTCTAATGACTCTAGCTTTTCCTGTGCGGATGCTAGTTTATCTAGTTGTTTATCAAACTCTTCTATGAGGTCAGAGTGTTCCCCAATACCTACTGAGTTAGTAAAGTATGTATGCAACACTGCCTCTGCTTCTTTAGCTTCTGCTATATACTTAGCTTTCAGAGCTTCGTAGTATCTATTTCCTCTATGCATTATTTGTCTCCCATATATGCTGGGATAAACGACTTCAAGAATCTTTCTTGGTGTTTATCCATTAGTATTACATGAATAAGAATAGGCAAAAATACTAATAAAAAGCAAGTGAATACTATTCCACCTACCCAAGCGTATCTATATGCTATATTACTTTTATCTATTCTTCCAATTATTTGTATCGCTGGTAAGTATAGGTTATAGATACCCATACCTACTCCTGCTAACCAAAACGACGCCACATAGTATAGTGTGTCCATTTGTTTTCCTTTTACATATACTCTCGTAAATGTCTTAGACTGCCCATATCATAAGCTGGTACTGCATGGTATTTACCTGCAAAACTTAAGTATGGAAAGTACGTATCTTTGAGGTCTTCTTGTTGTGCTTCAATTGTATACACTAGGTATATCTTGTAGCCTCTATCCTCTGCTTGTTCAGGCTTAAGTTCTTTTTGTACTATCGCTGGATAGTTCTGTCTTATTGCCCAAACCTTTTCTCCTTTGGCAAAATCATCAGACATGCACTGGTCTGGTAATAGTGCATTCCGTCTGCCTTCAAAGTCTGTGTGTGCTATTTTTTGTGGGACTCCTATTCTTTCTATGATTCCCTTTACAAAAGCAGGTGAACGATACAGTGACTTAGCAATGTCTGCTACTGTTTCGCCATCTAAATATCCTGCTATTGCATCTGTAATTTCTTTTTTAGTTGCAGCTTTTCCTTTGTTCTGTGCTTTTCTTTTAGCACGAAACTCCATAGTTTCATTGAACTCAATAATGATATTACCTAATCTAGTTGTGTTGTAAGCAATGTTTAATATACCACATGCTTCTTTCTTTGTTATAGGTTTGCTACCATCAGTAGGATTTAATAACTCAATTACCTTGGTTATATTTGCCTGTGTAAGATTCTCGTGTTTCTTCGTTCTCATTAATTTTTGACCCCATTAATATAATTCCATAATGCAGAATCTTTAGTAAGTCCTGCTCGTTTTTTCCTTCCTTCTTTCCATAGCGTTGAGCGTACTTTATGATATTTCCTAAGCAAAAGCCTTCACCATGACCAGCATCAAAGATGAACTCCGTTGACTGGATTTTATTCATACTATAGTGTTGGTCGTATGTTCCCAATATATGATTACGCAGTTTGTTTAATACTACATCTTCATTAAATTTATATTTGTCTGTTTTGTAATCACTCATTTATTCACCGTAAAAAAGCCTACTTGTACAAGTCTGCCTGTTGCTTTGTCGTGTCCAAATCCTGCACAGAATGGAGCATGCCAATAGTGTGCAGGGTATAAAACACATCTGTTATATAGATTGCCAACATAAGTGTGCATCAAGAACTCTCCATCCTCTTCCCACATTTGTTTGAACATACCTTTGCCTTTGCTAAGTTCATCATTCTTGTAAACTTTACCAGTTTGGTTGGATTGAAATAATCCTGTACCTTTCTTAATATCAGCATTAGGACTTAGATATACTACCGCTGCATAGGCTTGACCTTTCATTTCTTCACTAGTATTCTCTAAGAATCCTGAACAGTCATGGTGTACCCAGTTCCAGTTTGCATCATCTTTGTCTGATAATGTAAATGCTGTGTTGCTGTTGTTTCTAGGAAAGTACTGCATCCTTGCATTAAGCATATGTTCCCATTGATTTCTACAATACACAAAGTTCTCATTACTAAATGAGGACATAGTGCGACGACCTGGAAACATAGTACTTCTTTCTCTACGTCCTGGTCTAAAAAACATGGACAAAGCTCGTTCTCGAACTTCATCCACGTTGGGGTAAAAATCGTCCTTTATTACTATCACTTGCTTAATTCATCAAGTACGTCAAGTCCACCTTCAATCTTTGCTAAATATTCTCTTTTAGAGGATAGCTGTCCTTTTAGAACTGCTATCTCTTCTTCAGCTGTTACTCTTTGTTGATTTAGGTTTTGACGCAACATATCCCTATGCTCCATAGTATTTATTGGTTCTTTCTTGATACCTAGTAGGACATCAAGAGGTGTGTCTTTTGCCATGCTTTCTAACTCCGTTTCCTAAATGAACCTGTTGTCCACTTGATTTTCTCATTACAATCGGTCTAAACCATCTGCTCTTTGCTAGATGTTTTTTGATTGCTTCGTGCTGCTGTTCTTCTGTAGTTCCATCGTTAAAGGTAAATGTATACCCTTTATGTTCCACTTTGATCATGTTGCTGTTATCCTTTTCTCATAGTCAGCGTAGTCTTCGCTCCACCAATGAGGCTTGTCTCTGTGAGACCATGCGGCGAACGTAGCTTTGTCTAGATGGTAGTAGTCACGATAGCTCTGTATAGGGTTATCATAATCTTTCAAGTCATCTGGCATTGCTAGTCCAAATTCTGTAAATCCGAGTCTGGGCATATTCTTTGGCTCAGGTAGTTTGTTTACTACTTCCACTATGGATTTGTGTTGTTTACCATAACGATAGTGGTACTCATCGTTCAATGCGTTAGCATAACAATGAGTCCACTCAAAGTTATCCAAGCTCGACCTAACCCATAT